TGAAGAAATACCATTCGTTGTTAATCTTCTTCCATCCAGTAGCCATAGCACCGCTACCATCAAGCCAATACCACGCATTCGCACGTTTCACCCATTTGTTTAGGATGCAATATCCACTACCATCGAATAGATACCACACACCATTAATGTATTGCCATTTGTCTTTAGGATAGCTACCGTCTTTATTTTGATACCACCATCCTGTATCGTTCTTTTGCCATCCTTCTTTGATTTCACCTAAACCATATTCAATATCATGTTTGAATTGTTCACGACTAATACCCCACTTAGCAAGATAAGGGTAAGGGTCAACGTGGTCGCTTGCATTATCGGGTTGATGGTATGTGCAGTAGTAGTGTGTTTTAATTCCTTCTAAATCGTCTGAATCGAGCGTTTTCGGAATACCTGCTTCATCCGCTAGGTTACGTAGCAATTCTACATATAATCGATAGTCTGTCATAAATTCTTCCATTGTAGAGTGACTTTCAATCAATTCAACATGTCCATAACCTTCATAGTTCCAACCGCCCCCAACATCGTACGCACCCTTATTTGTATACCATGTTTGCATTACACGACCGTTACCTACTACGTGAGAAAAGAATCCCGAATCCACAGGTCTGCGCATGTGGTAATCTGCTTCATTGTAAACTGTGGATCTAGAATTTCCAGTTGAGTGAGCGTGGATTTGACGATAAGGTTCATATCCGATTTGTGGTAAATCCGTTCTAAGTCTACTTGTATCAATTTCCATTTATATTCCTCCTTTTAATTATGGCTATGTTAATGGCCAAGGGTCGTCTGTAATATAACTTATATTAGAAACCCTGATGTCTCCGATATCTCTATCAGTTGGAACTGGGTCTAAGAATTGGAAACGTAAGTGGTTTGCGTCTCCGTAACCCCCAAGATACCATGTACCGTAAGACACCCCATCGTCGTTATATATTGGTCCGATTAACGAAGTGGCTGTTCGGTAACCATAAGGCATTTGACCATTTGTTAAGATGAAAACTTTCTTTTCACGGTTTCCCGGATGCGCCACGAATCCAAGCCCACCACGGCGAACAATACCGAACCAACCCCATTGTAAACCGCCAAATTGTAATTGCACCGTATCATTAATTCTTCGTGCTTTTACGGATGAATTACCGAGTTTTGAAGCCGAATTTAGGGTTTTCCAACCAGTGTCACCGTCTAATACTGCCCAACCTTGATTTCCTGAAGGGGTTCGTTTAATCCATTTCAAGGCGCCATTTGTCTTAGCGGTGTCAACATAGGTTTGGCCTAGTGTACCTTCGACTTTACCGTTCGGCATACCAGTACCAGTAAGTT